TTTGTTTCAAGCCAGGCTAGACCAGCCTTTGTGAAAGCCAGGATGAGGGTAATCACGCCAGCTGAGATAAGTACCAAGCTATTTGTCATCGCATTTGGATTGCTATCTTGATAGCGCCAATTGATTAGGCCAAGGGCAATAAATAAATAACCGGCCCAACGAGAGTTTGTTTTTGTCATAGACATCAGAGTAGACCAACTGTGAGCCCCCCGTCAGGATTGAACTGACGACCTACGCATTACAAGTGCGTTGCTCTACCACTGAGCTAGAGAGGCTTTTGTGCGACAGGTAGGACTCGAACCTACGATTACCGAATTATGAGTTCGGGGCTTTAACCAACTAAGCTACTGGCGCCTTAATTCAATTGTACTATATTAATGCTGGCTGTCAATAACAGACTCTACTATTTGCTGTACATATTCAGAAAAATGTTTTCTTATATTGCCAGCTGGCCTCGAACCGTATGACTCCCATATTCTTTTATATTCAATTACATTATCGTATGTTGTTGGACATAAAATAACTTTATTATATTTTTTTAGTGTTGTAGGAAGTGGTACGTGCTTTGTGCAACATTTACACTCCTTGGCTCTTTCTTGGTACTCGCTCATATTATCTCCATATTTTCTATTGATCTTGCTAAACTTTCAGGCATCCTTGGTGCCCTAATCATGTTGTATACGTTTTCAACTTCGCCATCACTGACTCCAAAGTCATTGTCGTAACTCATAGAATCATAGTCATGAATTTTTATTTCTTCGTCTCTACGCATTCTAGTTCTACTAATTGAATTATATATTGCTCCGCATACAGCATCTGCCAAATCCTTTGATCCTTTTCTTGGGTGGTCAACTTTATCTCTCATAATTCTTAATTGAAGTAATTCGTCTATTAGTAGTGGTATATGTGGGCCAGATAATCTTTCTTCTAAAACAACCATTGCCATATCGTCATAGTGTTTTTTAGATACTGAAAGAATTTCGGTATTAATACCGTATTTTTTTAATTGTTGCATCATGTCGTGGGAATTCCATCTATCAAATGTGCAAGTTTTTATATTAAACCCTCTTGTTCTTAAAGACAATATGTAGTCTTTTACTTCTGTAAAATCTACTGATTTGTCTGGAGTTGGAGTCCAAAATCTAACCGCATCAATGTTTACAATTGGAGCTGGTTGGGAGTATGTATCTGTTACCTTTATGTCAACCCATTTACTTACATGGCCCATTGCAACCGCACAATGATCGTGCTTTTGAGCTAAGTCTACGTGTATAAAATAATCTTTTTCTAGGTCTGGCTTAAACCAATCTTCAAGTCTTCCAAATTTATCTACGGCTAGACCTGCTTGGTTAAAAGCCTTTTCAATTTTTTCTCTAGATTTAAAAAATGCATCTACGGCGTCTGATGGCATACAGGCAAATCTGCCAAGTGCATCTGGTGCATTTTTATGAAAAGCAACAGTAAAGTCTGTTATTTTTTTTGTTGGATTTACTTCCCATGTTGGTCTTTTGAGTGCAAATACTCTGGGGTAAACATAAGAAACTATATGATCTTCCTCCCAGGCTACCTCAAACTCATTGCCTTCTGTGCCGTTTGGCAAGTCTTGATCTAATTTTAATATCTCTGTCCTAACAATTGTTTCTTTTTCCGCTATGACTGATTCATAAAATTTTTGTATTGGATCATTTTTAAATCTAGGAAAAGAAAGCAGGATCACCTTGCCCACATCTGGAAAACGTGAGTCAACTGATGCTCTATACATGTCATATATTGCATCGGCTGTTTTAGCCTGATCATGACCGCTAGTATTTTCTGTTGCAAATCCAGATATTTCGTCTAGAATTACTACCATAACGTTATATCCTTCCCAGGCTTCTCTTTCTGAGTGTCCAGAATGAACTGTTATAGATTTATCAAATTTAATTTCTGAAGCTTTGTCTGTATATTTACCAGCAAACCAAGGGGAGTTTTCAATTCTCATTTTAAATCCTTTAAAAAAAACATTATTAGCCTGCTGTGCGTTAATAGCAATATTTAATATGTCTATGGCATCTTTTGGCGGCTTTCCATAATATGCCGCTGGATCTTTAAGACACAATAACAAATAAACAATGTAAGCTACAGAAATTGTTGACGAGTAATCTTTTCCAGAGCCTTTACCCAACTGAGCAATAACCTCAACACATGTTTGATTAAACACATGTTTGCCTAATTCTTCTCCATAAAGCTTAATGAGAGTAGACTCTTTGTATATTTGAGAACTTTTTTCAATAAGCGTATATTGATTTTCTGAAAGTGGTGGTAGTCCCAAGTAATCTGGGCTTGTTACAAAAGTCCGTAGGTCTACTGGCTTTTGCTCAAACTCGTCTCCATCTAATATGTCTATGAACTCTGAAAAATCAAATGACATTTAAGCCTCTTGAGATATTATAATAGGCTCTACGATTCCAGTAATCTGAGACAATCTTTTAGCAACTTCTACCTTACAGTGATTGCAGCTAGATGTAACTTCTTTTAATATGCCAACTAGCATATCTTGCTTTTTTTCATTTTCTAATATTTGCGATGCAATTTCATTATTTTCAAGAACTCCTACTGACTGCAACATTGCAATTCTTTTGCCTTCTATGTCTGCAATTAGTTTTAATGTTCCAGACTTTACGTTAAGTTGGCCTTGAGTGTCTGCATCCTCTACTGTTTTCCACGCCTCTTTAATTAATATATCATAGTGTTGGTCTGCTCCAAGAAGGGCTTCTCTAGCACGTTCTCTAACATTAGTATCATTGTGGACCACAGACTTCCACTCATCAATATACTCTAAAACATCTTTTCTGTTCATACCAGTTATGGTGGCAATTTGTGTAGCTGAATTACCCTTTAACAACTCTGAAACAACTTTATTCATTTTGTCAAAGTGGATGGATGGCTCTATTTCTGTCATTAAATGATTATACTTCTAGTCAACCAAAATGTCAATTAACGCCTAGGTTTTATACCAAATTTTTCTATATATCTCTGTATAGTCATGGCTGATACACCACATTCCCTAGATATTTCTACAATAGTCTTTTTCTGAATATTATATCTATTATAAAGCCAGTCTTTATTTTGATAGAGCTTCATCGTTGCGTCAAGACTTTATTGGCGTAATGTGCAATTCCAAATGAATCTGCTACATCAAAATCTGATACTGACAGGCTGTACTTATTATTAAAGTAATCCGCCGTTCTTTGCTTTCTCATATTCCTTAATTGATTTTTATACCATGAGTCTGCATATCCTGGATTAGATAATCTTATTGCCGATTTTTCTTCTTTAGTAGGATTCTTATTACCAATATAGGCTTGCCATGAAGTTGGAGCAATTGTTATAACCTTAGCTCCAGTTGACATAAGCTCTGCAATAACAACCCCGTACACATAAGATAGTTTTATAACAGCATCTGCTGATCTAACTAAAACTGCTCCTTCAACTGCGATATAATCTGCTTGCAATTCATCTAACATTACACTCATCTTAATTTTTGCATCGTAAATTTTTTCATAAATATCATTTCCAGATAGGTTAATTTTGCCCCACTTTAATGGCACGTCATTTTCCATAAGGCAAAAAGCTATTGAGTTTGTAGATGCATCAATACCAAGCACTTTAGATGCTTTAGTCTTTACTAAACTAGCCAATGTCATCTATTATACCCATTAAATATTTTTTATCTTTAAAGCGTTTAGATTTTATGCATTTCGAGCAATACATTTCTGTATTGTATCTGCTTAAAAATCCTGGACATCCCTTGCATTTTCTTGGAGCGCCATTCTTAATAGCTTTTTTTTCGTAATATTTTTGCATAATTCTTTTATTGGTTGCAACTCTGCAGCATTCGTCAGAACAATACTTTTGATTATGTGTCTTAGGGTTAAAATCTTTAGCACATTCAATACTAAAACATTTCATTGTTTAGCAACTCTCATTAAATCAATTTCAACTGTTCCAGGATTAGATCCTTTTGCCCAGCATTCTTTTTTTACTGGACAATATGTGCAAGGAAGCTTATATTTGGTTGCGCCTTCAGGACGTTTTGGCAAATCTCCTTCTTTAAAATTATCCCAAACATCTCTCATCCATTGAAATGCATCCTCAATTATTTTCTTGTTTTTATCATTCATAGAAATTGGGATTATTAATATCTCTTGAGTATTCTTATTTTCATACAAGAAGAAACCTTCTTTGGCATTCTTTAGCTTCATATATGTTAGTAGCTGAAGCATATGATTAGGAGAAGATTTCATTTCAGCTTGCCTTGTATCCCAAACTTCTTGCTTGGCTGTTTTGATTTCACCGATAACCGTCTCGCCATCATACTCCATAATTAAATCTATAAAGCCTCTAATAGGGGGATACTCATTTACGATCTCTTCTTCTTCCGCTTTCCACTCAGGCATAGT